CCGCCACAAAAGACGAAATCGCACGAGAACCCTAGGGTTCAAGTGTGGTGGAACGCTTGCGAGGCGGTACTTGGGAGTCGCGGACCCACGCGGCCTAAGGGCCGACGGGGACCACGACAGGTACCACCGCGCAGCTTGAAAGCACAAGCTGCGTTCCTGAAATTACCTCCCCCCTCTGCTGCCCAGGCCAAGCTGCAAGGCTTGGTCTGGGAGGCCCTCTTGGCTGTGTGTGCAGCTTACCGCCCCATGCCCTCGTGGGGGTCGCGGTTCGGCAACAAGCGTTGCATCGAACTCCAGCGACTCGCGCTTTGGGTAGTGCGGACGATGAGCTGTCAGGGAGCCGGGTCGACCATTAAGTGGTTGAAAGATGCGGCGGCTGGAGCTCGAAACACTTGTGTTTCCGGAGCACCGCTGCTGCCGTCAACCCGCTTCTTGGTCCGGAAGATCTTGATTGGCGACACCCGTAGGGAGTCACTCGATCAATTGAGCTTCCTTTCCCGATCCCTGCCGGAAGGGGACTCTGTCGTTGAGTCCAGGACTCTGATCTCCCATCGGGAGAATATGTCCACGTCCTTCCACACAGATGCCAATCTTGTTGCGGACGCCAGGAAGTTTGCGGAGCGCTTCGCTCGCCGCTGCTTCCGCCGGAAGGATCTTGTCGAGGTTGTGACCCCGACTCCCTCCGCGTCCTTGACTTCTTCGCGGAAGCAAGGTGGCGTTCGAGAGGAAGTTCGAGGGTTGTACATGCGTTGGTTGGTCAATGCTCCTTTGGACATTGCCCCTGCCGAGGCATGGCAAGACTCGATCTTCTCCTCCGATTGGTTGGACCCTACTGAAGTGTCCACCATTCGTCGCAACAAGTCCACCGCCCACGTTGCCCGAACCGCCGCTTATATGACGGCGGTTGGGGACCTGAAACACCGGGTCCTTACGGTCCCGGAGCGCGGGTGGAAACGACGTGTCGTTTCCGCCCCACCGGCGTTTGCCACGGTGGCCGGCACGGTTTTGAACCGAGCCATGCTTTCCGCGGTCGCCAGGTGGGGACCCTGCGCTGCGTTTCTCCGAGGCGACCGTCGTGGTGCCGTTGAGTCCGTTCTCAACCATGCGTACATGGGAGATCGGATCGTCTCAACGGACCTGACGGCCGCCACGGATCGACTTCCACTCGATTTGATTCGAGGGGTTGTCGATGGTCTCGTGGACGGTTGGGAGGGCCTTCCACCTGTTTGGGCTGAAACCCTGTACGCCTTGACAGGCCCGCAGGTTCTTCAGTACCCTTGGGGGCAGGAGATCACGTCCCAATCGGGCGTTTTGATGGGTCTCGGGCCTTCGTGGCCCTTGATGTCCATCATCCACGCCTGGTGGGTGGATCTCGCTGCCCGAAGGGTAGGCCTGAACCCCCGCATCACGAACAATATCACCGCCATTGGTGGAGATGATTTGCTCGGGATGTGGCCGCCGCGGTTGGAAGAGTCTTACCGTTCTTTGGTTAAAGAGACCAATGGTCTCCCATCGAAAGGAAAGGACTTTTCTAGTACCACGGCTGGGAACTTCACCGAGATGACCTTTTGGGTCTCCGGCGAGGTTGGTTCACGCCCCCAGTTCAGGTGGTCAGCAGCCATCCCTGTCAAGGGCCTCGTCGGCACACCAGTTTCTGAAGCTGGTGCCGCCTACGAGTCCCTTGGTTCCGAGCCCGGCCGCTGTATCAGAGGTCGCCGTGTCCTCAAGGCACTCCAGCCACAATTGTGGAGGTTGTGCCGAGAGGCGGGCGTCTCTGCAGTGGCCCCCCGCTTGCTAGGCGGGGCCGGCCTCCCGCCCATGTCAGGATCCCTCGCCCGAGTCGAGTTTCGTACGAAACACGCTCTGGCGGTTGGTCGATTCCTTTATGGGTCTGGACAACAGCAGCTGCCATTTTCACCACCCTCTTGGGTGGAGGCTGCTGATCCTGCTGTCTGGGAGGCGCGTAAGGCTGCGGAGCAGCGACTGCGGGCGTCGGAGGAGATCGGTTTGGTCGTTTTTGACACCAACCCGGTCCCCCCCGGCGCTCGGGATCGGAAGTTGTTGGTCGACTCTTTGTCGTCCCAAATGACTTTCTTTTCCCAGGCGCGCGTGTTTTCCGACACGCCGTTCCCGCCAGTCGCTACAGAGATGGTATCTTTGAAGAAGTACCACCGCCTTCTAGGCCGGTGGTGCTCTTCTCAGATAAGGGGAGGGGTGCCCTCCTCGTTGGCGGTGAGGTCTGGAGTTAACTCCAGACACCACCTCCTCAGGAGGGCCAGGCGTAATCGTGACCGTTGGGCTGTGGCACTTAATGTGTCCGGCCTTTCCGGCAATCACCGTCCTCTCATTTAGAGAGTACCCGGTGCACGATCTACGAAGGCGGTTCGCGTGTTGAGAAACACACTACTGGGCGTTCGCACCCAGCGGTGGCGGGACCCTTCTGACCTTGGTCAGAAGTGGGAC